CCTCTGAGGGCTGACAAGTTCTGACATAACATATACAGCCGTTCACGGTTTTGTGAATCTTCCACAGAACTCGCCTTCCACGCCTGTATAAAGTCTGTTTCAAGTTGGCTAAATGCCTCCTGTAATAATTCATTTCGTAACAACGCCGCCGCTTTCTCGCCGCGCTCCATGCTTTCCCTGACTTTGCCTTCGTTCATGATAGTAACGTGTACCCTTTCACATCATACGGATCTTCAAACAAACCCACATCCACTGGCCTCTGGAAGCCAGCCTGCATAGCCTCAAACTGTGGCTGGTCATATCCAGCCAACAAACCGCCATATTGTGTAGGCGCTATATCTAACAAACCCATCCGGCGATACAAGCCTTCCTCTGGATAGACACCACCAGCCGGATAGCGATAATCCATAGGTATCATGGACTTTTCTTCTTCCGGCTGTGCCGCCACTACCACTGCCGCCTCTGGGGATACATAGCCGCCATCATCGCTAACATCTGGAAATCCATCGCCCTCATAGCCGATGATATTGCCCATATCGTCCATGATTGGCTTAGACTGTCCTTGCTGTGGGTCATAATCTGGGCGGCCAAAATAAGAATATGAGCGGGGCACATCTATGCCAAACTTATCCTCAATATAACCGCCTATTTTGTCGCCAACGGCGCTAGGAGAATTAACACCAACAATCTGGCCTGTTCTGTCATATACAGGCGTACCGCCTGCTTGTATGCGCTCCATAATGCCCTTTGCTGTTCTTTGACCCAGCATATTCAAGCCAGTGCCCAGTAAACCAATATTAGGGAACTGCATTAAATTCTGACGGGCTGATAGCTGTGCATAGGGCGAAGTGCCAGCGGCAAAGCCTTGCTGAATTTGCTGTGGCAAACCTGCTTGCTGTAGGCGCTGAATGGCCTGCTGAGTAAGTTGTCTATCAACATTTGCTTGGATAGCCGCAACATAGGCATCATCGCTGGAATCGCCACCGCTAATATCGGCAAGTGTAACCTGACCGCCACGGGTGGGGTCGCCAACAGCGCCCGTTCCTAAAACATCATATCCGCCAGTGTCGCCTCCGCCTGAGCCAGCGGTAGTGCCGCCTGAAAGTGTGCCACCAGATATTGTGACCCCTCTTGATTCGCCACCGCTAGATGACGGGCTACTGCCACCACCAAAGTTGCAGAACATTTTTTGCTCGAACTTGTCGGCAATGTCATTAGCGAATATGTCGTTATCGTTCCACATTTTAGCCTCTTGGTAGGTTTGTGCTTATCTCTGCGTCAGTGTAGGCTTTGAGCTGTCTTAGCTCTGCCTCTGCCGCTAATTCCTGTCTGCGAAGCTCTAGCTCCATCTGCATCTTTTCGCGCTCTAGCTCGATTTCTAGCATCATCTTTTCACGCTTCAGAGCTATCTCGGCCTGCATCTGTGCTTGCGCCGCTTGGTCGCCCTGCTGTGGCTGTTGAGCCATCTGCTGTTCCATCATAGCAATCTGCTGTGGATTGTTGAAGAACTGGTCAGCATCCTTAAACCCGCCAATCTCAGCAATGCTACGCAAGGTGTTCACATACTGCGACATAGTGACCACTGGATTATTAGCACCTAACTGCATCAGGATTTGCTCTTGCTTTGCGGCTATCTGCGTCAGGAAGGCAATCTTCTGCTCATCGTCAGCCGTACCCAGACCAACCTGCACAACCACATCGAACTCGCTGTGCCACTCTCTAGGGTCGATAGGCACAAACTGGTTTCTCAGCCGGATAATGCGGGGCTTCTGGTCGTACTTGGTAGCCAAGTGCAGTATGCCCTTGAACAAGTCCTTCACGCCTGTCTCAGCCATAGTCCGTGCATAGCTCTCCAGCTTTACCTGAGCGCCACGAACTGTCGCGCTGATAGCTGAGGCTGTAGTGCTTTGAAGGGCGTTGGCATCCAGACCCTGCGAAGCCTTGCTCATGCCTGTGCGCTGTTCTTTCAAATTGTCGATGTAGTCCATCAGAGGCCGGACTTCACCGCCTACGGGTGTGCCAGTAATGGGCTGAACCATACCAGCTTGGCGCATACGGATAATACCGCCAGCAGTGCCGTCCAGTACGTCATCAATATTCACCTGACCCTCGACAATCCCCATCCGTGGCAGGGTGCTGGTATATACGCTGTCGAGGTACTGCCGGAGCAGGGTAGACTTGATAACCTGCAAATCCTCGGTCATGTCATAGATTGATCTGCCGATAAGGCGGTGTGGCATCATAATCGGGGTGACTACGGCAAACGGCACATGGTCAAATGGCTCATTATGCAGTATCTCATCCGCACCCTCGCCAATGGCACAGATCCGGCGTAACTCTGCAATGCCATCGCCGTCATAGTCCACTTTCATTACGCACTCGTAATAAATGACCTCTGCCAGTGCAGGGTCAGCGGCATCAATGCCAGTGTTTGCCTCTAAGTCTTGGAAGCGGTTGGAACGCTCCTCATCGACATCTAAGCTATAAGAACCTGCATATTTTTCCACCACATCCTTGTCATAACCCATAGCCACTAAATCGCTGACTGTCATAACGGTGCGGTGTGCCACGAAATGCGCGTCCTCTAATGAGGTGGCTCTGCGGTTCACCAAAAACTCTTCGGGCGGTACGTTCTCAATGCGTATCTTGCCCTTGCTCTCCTTTACCCGAACCTTGAGGCTGTAGGACATATCCACAGGCATCATTTCGCCAGTTTCTTCGTCCTGAGCGTATGCGCCCGCCTCTTCCTCGATAACGCCCACAACTTCCATATCTGGGTTGCTTAGAAGGGCGGCAAGCTCAGTTTCGTTCAGGTTTTCGTACTCTTCCTCACGAACATCCTCTTGCTCGTCATAGTAATACTTCACCACGCCCAGCCGGAACATCAGCGCATCCTTGAACCAGTTGTACAGGATCTTGTACCCCTGATTGTCGTGGTTGATGACGTAGTTCACATAATCGGAAATCTGCTCTGCCCGTTCTGTATCCTCGGCAGTTCTGGCATTAAAGCGCACATATTTATCATTGGCTGTAAAGACGCGCATGAGGTTGGGCATGATAGCCTCAATGGTGTCTGACACCTCGGTGCTGACAACTTGGGAGCGCCCCTCGACTTCATTGCCCATAGGTTCGCCAAGATAAAAATCCATAGCGCGAATACGCTCTTGACTGAACTCTTGGTCAAAGTGGTTCAGACTGTCGCGTATCTCAGACGAAACAATGCTATTAAGCTGATACTCGTCCATTTGCTCTGGCATTTTTCTTTCCTTTTGGCTTTGCCTTAGTGCCATGCAGGCATTTAGCCTGTGCGTCACACATCTTGCGAGAGACACATCCTGAGCATCTCTCGTATGTTTCTGCCACCTCTTCTACCTGCTTCACACGGGGCAGGCGTGGCCTTCTCATTACCCGAACTACTTGCATCAGTCTGTTGAATAGTTTCCTGTCATGCCGTTGTAAGCCTTCTTGGGGCGGCGCTTAGGTGTTGGAATCTTCGGGGTCATGTCAGCGTTATACATACCCTTGTTGATAGCCATTTCGTTCCGCATACCCAAGCTAGGGCGTGGAGCAGGTGTGCCGATATTCACCTTTTTGCCTTTACCGTAGTTCATTTCTTAGCCGCCTTTTTCTTTGATTTGGTTTTGCCTGTCATGCCAATACCACTGCTTGTAATTACAGGATGAGATACAGGCTCTGGTAATGTAACAGATACGCCGTCCTTTTTATAGGCTATACAGCGCTTCTGCGCCCCACACCGATGCGGATAAGGGCAGTTATCACAAAGTTCCATCATGCTTTCCTTTTCTTCTTAGCCTTTTTCGCTATATCTAAAGCAATAGCCGTAGCTTGCTTCTGGCTACGGCCTTCCTTCATCAACTGGCTAATGTTCTTTGAAACAGAAGCCTTGCTATAACCCTTTATCAACGGCATTAATTTTTCTTCTTCTTCGCTGTCTTGGCCGCCGCTTTAAACGCCTTAGCGGTTGGCGCACCCTTGCTACCAACCTTACGCATTTTTTCTCCTGAGCCAGCGGCTATGCGCTTTCTCTTAGCGTGGATATTTGCATATAAGCCTTTACTTGCCGCCACAGTATTTACCTGTTTTAACCTTGCCGCCTGATTTCTTTTTACCGTATGCCATCAGTTGCTGTACCTTCCTGTCTGGGTATTATTCTTGCCGCCAGTAAATAACGTGCTACGGCGGTTAAACTGCCCAGCAACGCTAGAAAAGATAGGCGCTACATAAGTGCCAAACACAGTGCGGTCAGCCGCAGGTGTCTTGTTCTTGTTGCCGTTTTTGTTGCCGTTTTTATTTGTGCTGTAATTTGCCATAATAATCTCCTGACCTAAAATAACAGATTTTTGTTTTTCTATAAAGGGCTACCACTTCGTACGGTCAGCCCAATATGCCGCAGACATTTTGCCCTTAGCGATGTTCGATGCGTGTCTGGCCTTGAATGACTTGCGCCGAGCCTTCTCAGAAGCCGTGCGGGGATTGCTACCAGCGCCGGATACGCCTTGCTGACCAAAGCGAATGGTTTTTACCTTGTCGCCCTCTTTTGCCACAACGACATGGCTCTTGGTCGGGTGGCTGGGTGTGCGCTTCGGCTTATTATAGCCGGACACCCCAGCACGTTTTAAGCGGGGGTCTGCCTTATTACTCATCGTAAATCACCTGTAATCTTGTGCTTCTAACCAGTGCCTCATATTCCTCTGGGGGTAGGCCAGCCCTAACAGCCCAGATTGCGGATAATTGCAACAAAGTCATCATCACTTCGTCAGCATCTGCATCAACAACGTGGTACAAGCCCTGAATATTCAGATCCATAATCTCAGCTAGGGCGTTTACTCTATCCTCAAGGCTATCAAGACGCTCTTCGTCATCTTGCAGAGTAACCCTGATATCTAGCTCTCTCTTCGGAAATTCAACCACATTGGTCATACGATCCACTTTCTGTTGATGTTGACTTCACGTCTCGAAGTATAACTTCTGCTGTAGCCACTAGCAACAGCACCCTGTTCTGCAAAGGTCAGCACAAAAGCATCCGCCACATCAGGACTTCTTTGCCCTCTGCGCTTCATCTCGTCTTTGCTTTCAACCTTTAGTTTACCAGTGCTTAGGTATTTATACCTTATAGCGGTAATCTCTTGGATTAGCGTGTCATCGTCAGGTATTTTTACATCCCTGCCCTCAAACCACTCTCTCGCGTTCCAGAATAGCTCGTCCCTTAGCCTGCCAAAACGCTCCTTCAGGCTGGCAGTCTCGCTGACCGATATAGCCACTGCCGGAAGGTCTAGCTCCCTCAGCCTGTCAGCCAGCCCTGCGCCAAGGCCAATAGCATCAATGTAAATCGCCTGTGGCCTGCTCTGGTAGTTGCAAGCCTCATACTCGGTCAGGACAATCCCCGCCAGCTCCATCAGGTCTTTGTTCTGCCACGTCTTAATCGGCTCTAAAAGGGCTTGCCCCTGACGCTTGGCTAAGGCCGATCTGTCGCCGCCGAATCTTGCTACGTCCAAACCCCAAACAACGGGCGTGGTAGGACTTGGCACTACATCGCGCTTGGTGGCTTCCTCAACAATGTACAGCGGCACAAGCACGTCATCAGACTGGGTGGGAAATTCGCCTAGCACCCTGACACGGTACACATTGCTGTCCTCGCCATACTTCTCAGCCATATTGGCTAAAAAGTCCTCAGAAACATATTCTCCATCGTGGCAAGAAACGGTGATATTGCTCCATAAATGGCGCATACCGTGGAAACTCTCATAGAAGAACCCGTCTGATCTGGTGGGGTTTCCGCACATCACCGTCTTAGCCCCAGTGGTAGACAAAGCACCCTCAGCCACCTGAAACACGACATCCGGCACACCAGATGCCTCTTCCACCAGAAACAGCATATTCTCGCTGTGAAAGCCCTGAAGTGCCTCTGGGTTCTCTTTGCGGCTGGTTCTTGCAACGGCAAAGCTGTCAGATGCACCTTTTAGCGATATCTTGTCGCTCTTGAACTCCAGCAGATTCTTGAAACCCTCTGGCAACTGCCTCGCCCATTTGTCTATCTCCGTCCACAGCACATCGCTCAACTGGTGCGCCGTGTTAGCCGTAACAGCCACCTTGCAGGGGTAATGCGTCAATAACCACCACAAAACCAGCCATGACTGAAACGCCGTCTTGCCAACACCGTGGCCAGACTTGATAGACACCCTGTCATTTCTTGCAACAGCGCGGAGAGCATCAGCCTGCCACTGCTGAGGCTTTGCACCCAGAATAGTCTCGACAAACAAAACAGGGTCAGCGTGTAACTGAACCAGCAAATCAGTTGTAAGCGTTTTTTTTGGATTCTTGGCACTAGCGGGAGATGTCATTCAGCAGATTCCGAAGGGGGGGTCAGTTCGCCTTCAATGGTGTTAGCCTCTAGCTTTTTGGCCTCAATCTGGGCGGCGGCAAGTTTCAGCTCGTCAACAAAGCTGGTGACCTTATGCTCGACATCAATCTTCTGGTTGTCACCGTACAGCTTAGGATACAACTTAGCGGCTCTCCATTTGTAGGTGTCCACAATGACACGAGCAGTCTGAGGGTCAATCTCGCCGCTACGCATCTCAGCAATGGTATCGTCAATCTGGTCGTCTATGCCCTGTGCGCGAAGCTCAGTAGCCACTTGGTACTTGCTACGGAAGTCGTCATCGTCCTTGAGCCACTTCCACATGGTCACATAAGACGGCATATCATCGCGCATACAAGCCTTACGAGCAGACATCCCGCTTGCAACTAGGTCAAGGAACTTGGAACAGGCAGAGGCTCTCTGAGAGGCTGTGAGGGGCTTTGAGGCGTGTTTGGATTTCTTGGTCATGATCGACATATAGCGGATGCGGTTAATCATTGCAAGAATGGGGGGATGGGAACGGGGAATTACTGGGTATGTATAATTTATATCCGCCCCCCGCGAATTTTTCAGGGGGGGGTATTGCGATTGATAATCATTCTCAAACAACTAAAAGGCGCAAATGTCGCATAATGTGCATTATGGAAGCGATCTTGCCAGCCATAAACTAGCTAACCCCCTGTTATTATTGGATAACCATTGATTGCAACGCCTTATGGTAGTATATCCCTCCGCAATGACACCGAATCAAACCGAATCAATCTGGAAGGCGATCCCGATTCGTGCGTGCGCGCGGGTAATTATTAACTGTAAAGCCGTTAATCCACCCCCAAAAACGCCGCTAATTTTGCCCGATTCTATATAATGCCCGATTTTCGCTTGTCATATACTTAATTACAGATTAACTTGCACCTATCGTTAATCGTTAATCAGAAAGGCTTAATCATGAATATTGTAATCAACAAAGACGGTGAAGAGTTAAACGCTATCGCAATCCGCCACCAAGGCGCTGGCGATCACCACGGCCGACAAGCTGACCGTGGGTGGCAAGAT